CTAAAGGGTCCACCCAGTGCTTAATTGTACAACACCCACAATGCTAAGTCAGGTTTAAACCTGATACGCGTTGTGTACATTCAGCCCAAAGAGAGAGATCATGCCACCTGTTTCGATCCAACGATCAGCGTACAAGGAAGTTCCTTCGCGCTGGTGGGCATCAGGAGCGGACCCATCCGGGCCCCCTACTGGTGACTGGGTATCGATTCAGGACTATGTGGCTGGCGAACTCCTCCAGTCTGAGGGTCATCAAGTGTCAAAACTTGGTGATACCATGGACGATATCGGAGGAGATTTTGCTGTTCGCAAACGGGATTACCACGAGTACTCCTCTTTAGGAGGAGGCGCGCGGCCGTTTGAGACTACCCCAGATTCGGAACGTTACTTTTACGAACCGAAAGCAAGGTTTGAGCATATCGCCTACTGGGCAAACGTGTTTCAGTGGTCCCCCACAAGTTCATCCGATTTTGAGATGGACGGAATGGGTACTACCGCTATTTCACGCATAATCCCAACAAATCCACTAGTGTCAGCAGCTGCCTTTCTCGGAGAAATGCGAGAAGGGCTACCAAAATTAGGAGTGGAAACCTGGTCAGCAAGGACAGGCAGAGCCCGCGCAGCGGGCGGTGACTATCTTAATGCTGAATTCGGGTGGAAACCCCTAATTTCGGACGTCCAGAAATTCGCGCATATTGTCAAAAATTCTGATCGAATTATTGCTCAATATGAACGAGACTCTGGAAAGTTGCTACGGCGCCAGTATGAATGGCCAATGGAAAAGACCACCGAAGTTACCGACTTCGGAACAGGACATAATCCTGTTCCTTGGGGTAGTGGAGATGGTATGTTCCGGCCAGACCATATTGGTAGGTTAACACGTACTCGGACAACAGTCACGAGACGTTGGCTAAAGGCTACATTCACGTACTATCTACCTCCGCAAGGAAGTAGAGCACGGGACCTCGCAATAGCTAATAAGCTATACGGAGTCAGGGTTACCCCTGATGTGCTTTGGCAGTTAACCCCCTGGTCCTGGGCCGTCGACTGGGCAACCAACATTGGAGATATTGCTTCCAATGTTAGTGCGTTCGCGTCTGACGGGCTAGTTATGCCTTGGGCATACCTTATGGAAGAGAAGAGCCACTCAGAAGAGTGGGTCCTCTCCCAGGTAGGATATAAATCCTATCCCGGTATGCAATCCTTCCGACAGACCTTTACGGAAACTGTCAAAAAACGAAGGAGGGCAACTCCCTTTGGGTTTGGCTTTGATTTTGACGGGTTGACCACTCGTCAAGGAGCCATTCTCGGCGCCCTCGCGATTTCGCGAAGACGTTGAAATCCGGTTGCTTGGGCCAGCTATCAGCTGGTCTTGGCCTCCCTAATTGGGAGAGTACCGTCCAACAGGACGATAGCAATGGCCAAGTTCCAATCCCGGAGCCTGGTTTTCACAGCAGGAGCAAAAGGGCAAATCCCTCTGCTCCAAACCGTAAAGGTACCAAGCTATGGCTTTTGCCGATCCTCAGACTGTTACGATCGATGCGGTTGCCAACTCGCTCGCGCGAGTTGGGACTGGACCTTCTTCGGGAGTCTTTTCGATCCCCGATGGAAGTCTCAAGTTGTCCATCTCGCACGCTGTTAATAAGCGTGCTCGTCGGACCATCCGCATTGATCACCAGAAGATTGTTCCTGATCCTCTGTTCCCGGATACGAACGTGCCTCGTTCGGCGAGTTTCTACCTCGTCGTCGACACGCCCGTAATCGGTTACACGATCGCGGAACAAACTGAAATCATTTTCGGTTTCCTCGCCTATTTGGCAGAGTCTTCTGGGGCCAAGGTCACTCAGTTCCTCGGTGGCGAGAGCTAAACAACTCTCACAGCCGATTAACAGAGGTCTCCATGCGTAATTTCACATGGAGTAGATTTCGGCTGGTCCTTGAATTAACACTTCTTGGACCAGCTGTTGTCTATCTCTTGGTACAACAGCAGAACATCGGTACGTCATGGCAATGGATTCCTTTACCTTTCTGATTAAGAAGGGAATGGATGAAAAGCCATGTTGTACTTTTGCGTACGCTGCTCGCGGAAGCGGGCAGCAGGTGTTGCACTAGCACCAGCCAAGATTTCGAAAAGATCTTGGCTCGTGTCAAAGATGAAGGGTTATCGTTTCTCACGATAACCCTACCGCAATTCGGAAAGGACTTTCAAAAGTCCTTAGACCGAGGTGTGGTAGACTCTACTGTCTTCGTTGGTTATGCGAAGACAGGGTGTCTCCCGAGATTATTCTCAGGTTTCACTAGTCAAGTCTTTGACCGTAATAGTGGACAATTACTCGACAATCCATCGATTGATGCTGTTCACTCCATCCTTCAACTAACACAGTTGATGGGGAAGATTGAACTTCCTTGCAGCGATGCAAGGGTAAAGGCAGCTTTCGATAAGTTTGTCGAGTGCGAAAACAATGTCAGGGAGAACGATGCGACTCTTACACCGGAATTGGTATACCGGTTTGAGCGCATGGCTCTTTTGGCATGGGGAGATATCTTATCCGTTCTTGACAAAGTTGTCTTTGACGGTGATATTTTGCCACGCCACGGCCCTGGGGCTACTGCGGATCGTATTAAGGGAAACCGAAAATACGATCACAAGCAGTGGACCCACCGCCTGGAAGAGATCTTCCCTTCGGGGGAGTATCTTTTCCCCTCCTGGTCACACTTCTGTGACCATGAAGGTGATGTTGACATTGTTGATCCTGGACTCGAGATTCCCGTTAGGGTTATCGGAGTACCTAAGACGCTCAAAACACCACGGATTATCGCAGTTGAGCCCCTGTGCATGCAATATGCACAGCAAGGCCTTTTGCGAGAACTCGTGTCAAGTATCACCAGGCATGACACCCTGGGGGCACTTGTGGGCTTCTTGGATCAAGTTCCTAACCAGGAACTTGCTAAAGAAGGATCCCGAAAGGGATCTCTAGCAACGCTCGACTTGAGTGAAGCTAGTGACCGTGTTTCGAATCGGCTTGTAGCTAGTCTTGTTAAATCTTTCCCTTGGGTTTCCCAAGCGTTAGACGCAACAAGATCACGACATGCTGATGTACCTGGTCACGGGGTTATTCCCCTAGCCAAGTATGCATCTATGGGATCGGCTCTTTGCTTTCCCATTGAGGCAATGGTATTTCTTACCATTGTCCTCGTCGGGATTGAGGAAGAGCTTAATCGTCCATTGACTCACAAGGATATTAAATCCCTTGTGGGTAAGGTGCGCGTCTACGGAGACGATATTATTGTCCCTGTAGAATATGTGCATACCGTTGTTGGTCGACTTGAAGACTTTGGTCTTAAGGTCAATCACGACAAGTCTTTCTGGACTGGAAAGTTCAGAGAGTCTTGCGGTAAGGAATATTACGATGGCCATGACGTTAGTATTGTCAAGGTCAGGAGAATGTTCCCTACGCAACGGCAGCAAGCCGAGGAGATGATTTCGCTTGTTTCTTTCCGGAATCAGCTTTATAAAGCTGGCTGGTGGGAAACTTGCAAATACCTCGATAACTACATCGAAAGGTTGATTCCTTTCCCTGTAGTTGCCGAGACATCTCCTGCATTAGGACGGCATTCATTCTTGGGTTATGAAACCCAACGTGAATGCTCCGAACTTCAAAGGCCCCTTGTCAGGGCTTTCAAAGTAAGGTCCACAATCCCCAAGAGCTATCTTGAGGGTTATGGCGCACTAATGAAGTGGTTCTTGTCCGCAGAAGGTGCGGATCGCCAAAGAGGATCAGAAGATCCTCTTCAATGGCTTTTCGTACCCGAACCGGACACGACTCATTTAGAGCGTGCTGGGCGTCCCCAAGTCGTTAACATCAAACTTGGGTGGGTACCCTCCTATTAAGGAGGACGGGAAGGTGGCTTAAAGGCCACTGAGGTGGAGCTAGCAGCTCTCGCTTCTAGTAACCACTAGAGATG